GTAGATTCGGCTTTTCTAGTTTTAGATACAGCTTTAGCAGCTTCTTTCTTAATATCTTTTTCCTGTTTATTTGAGTACTTACCAATACCTTTATCCATTTTGTACAAGTCGATTGCTCTTCCTGCTAACTGTGCATTACTTGTATTTTCATACAACCAATCTTGAATAACTGGATCTTGTTTAGTAGCCCAATCATGAAAATCATCTTTTTGACGAATTTCACTAAAATCAGGATGAAGTTTAAGAAGTTCTACTTCAGCTTTTTCTTTACTAATTTGTTCCTGCTGAGATTGAAGAATTTTATATTTATCCTCCATTTCTTTTGCCCTAGTATCTGCTTTATTTATAGCTATAGTTTCAACCATATCATAAACATCTGGATACTCCTTTCTCCAAGCTTCTAATTCATCTTTGGATTTAGGTGGAACAAACTGCTTAGTTGATTGTTCAAGTTGAGTTCTTAAAGTACGAACTTCATCTTTATGCTTTCCAAGTGTAGAATCATAGTGTCTTTTCAAATCGTCATAACGTTTCTTAAAAACACGTTCTTCTGCATTTTCAGGGCGTTCAGTTGAAGGAGTAGCTTTACCATCTGAGTTTGCAATTTCTCCTGATGCT